AAATCACCAATGTGTTCGTTAAGAGCACGGGCATAACTGATCTCACCGTGCTCTTCTAGATACTTTTTAAGAGCACCTGCTAACATTGTTTTGCCGGCACCGGGTAAGCCCATGATTAAAATACGTTGTGTCATTGTTGTTCCTTAAATTTTATATGGTGATTGACTTCTTAGCACTCGTAAAAATTCTCTAGTTTTGTCAGTGACCACTCCAGTCATTTGTAGAGTAATTCTTGAGCTGTGTCCTGCATTGGCTGTGGAGTGTGGAATATTTTGCCAATCAAATGTATGAACATCGCCGGCATGCCATCCAGTATGAATATAATTACCGTAGCTGAAAAAGTGTCCTGGTTCATAATCTGTGAGTGCAATCATGACTCGCATGATCTTGCTGGGATCCTCTGGATTCCACTTTTCTAACTTGTCTAGGTGCAAGTTCCACACCTGGCCAGGGCGTTGAACATGTACTCGCATCTTACTATTGTCCATGCCAAACCACACCAGCAGTCGATTGAACACTTCTGGGACTTCCCAGGTTAGGTCACCCACAATGTGATCTTTACCATAGCCAAACTGTTCAAGGTCATGGTCTTCTTGATCATATTCTTCTGACGGACGGTCAGCACCTTTGCCACGAGTGCGCCAGGTCTTGGGTTCAGCCAACTCTACAATGGTTGCTAGTTCTGATTTCCAAAAAGGCAAGATGTTGCCCAGATGTGTAATCTTGTCTTGATCCGGATCAGTTCTAAAATTATCAAAGTGATACGTGCTACGTTGTCGTGTTATTTCCCAACTACCGTTCATAATACTTTTACCCTTACTTTATTGTCAGCATACGTTTGTCTATATGGTTCTGGTGGCCCAGCTATGCCCAACCGCTCACATAGCTCAACATTGTCATATACAAAACTGGCAAAATCCCAATGCTGTCGCATGTCGCTATTTTGTCTTTTGATTTCCACTGCCATTTGACGTAAATCTTTATAATACTTATTGTAGCTGGGGTAGGTAATGTTAAAATGTCCACACCGCACCCACCAACCTAAACAAGCATCATCGCCGCGATGTACTAAGATAATAGGAGAGTCGGGCCAAGTGTGCCGAATAAATCCTATGTTGTGGCAAAATATATGACTTTTAATAATACGTACACCTGTACCAGAGAACGGTTCATCAAAGCGTCGTTCTAGTTCTGCTTTGCTTAATGTAGTAATATCAGCGGGTAAATCAAATTCCATACCAGGATCAAAGTAAGCACCTTGATGCATCAGCAACATTTCTCCTGTGGCATCGTGATAATAGGTTCTGGCTTCGGTATGATCAGACTGATCAACATCTGGACTATAATAAATGTTTTTGGCTACGCTGCTCCATTTCGAGCCCGGGGCACCGGCCATAAAGATATATTTCATTCTTTGGTCAGGTCCACACGTTGACTAAGCGGAATCCAAGTAGCACGTAATCGTTCAATACCTTGGCTAAAACCATATGGCGTTAGTTCACGCTTGTCTAAGAAAATTAAATTATCATCATAATACCGTTTAATTTCTGCGGACTCCAGTGCTGGAATAAAGTTGCGGGTATACCAAGCTACAATTTCACTAGGAGTACCTGGCGGTAGTATTAGTGCCCACGCCGCAAACACATCAATATGTTTGCCATTCACTACAATAGGTTCTACTTTAGGATATGCTTTTACTTTGTGTTCGCCTGTAACGCCAATTAGTTTTACTTTGCCAGCATCGATTAGGGGTTTAGCAATAGCCACAGGCATAATACCAAACTCAAAGCCAGCATCGCTGGCCGTGGCTGTTACTGCTTGTAGTGGTCCGGGAAATTGTGATGTTTTAACTAGGTCTTTGTTGCCGTGAGCAATATACATAAAGTACTCAAACGTCATGCGATGTGCTCCACCGCCAATGGCAACAGTAACAGGCTTGCTAGTGTGTTGTACATAATCAACCAACTCAGGTACGGTATTGATTTTACTCCTTGGATTGGCAACAATACATAGTGGGCTTTTACCCATTCCGGTTACATTGGTAAAGCTGTCATAACGAAATTTCTTTTGATTTTTTTGCCAAATATCGTTTGTAACAAAAGTACTCATATAGGAAGGAATAGCAATAGTGTATCCATCTGGCTTCGCTTCATAAAGTGCGTTCATTGCTATTACACTATCAGCACCAGGCTTTAACTCAATAACAAAGTTTGCATTAGGATTGTTTTTCATAACAACAGCACTGATAGCACGGAATCCAACTTCGTTACCAGAACCAGGTTGATTGCCAATCAGCACAGTGATAGGCCGGGTGGGTTCCCAGGCAAATGCCAAAAGCGGGACCATGAGAATGGCTAGTAATAATTTTTTCATAAAATGTCCTTTGTGTAAATAGTTATAGAAAATTACAGATAGAGGCAAAATTTTTAACCTCTTTGTAAAATTATTTACCCCAATAGGAAATTTTTAATGAATACTAAAATTTTTAAGCTGATTACAGAAAATTTAACTGAAGCATTTGATTTACCAAAATACCAAGACATCGTAATTGATCAGGCTACTCAAGTGGATCAACTGCCCTGGACTCCTGCACGATATAAGAAATTTAAAGACGCCATGTGGGACGAGCTACAACTAACGTCGGACTATGTCGGCACTGTCAAAACTGTGGTTGCTGAACTCAGTGAAGCATACACTCACAGATTCTTTGCTGAAATATGGAAACCCAGGACCGGCGAATATGATCATTCTGGCTGGGCCTTGGCTGAATCAATTGCCAAGCAAGATCCCAAGAATGTGTTAGACGTGGGCTGTGGATATCACCCGTTTAAAGGACGTATTCCTAATCTAATTGGTATTGACCCTTACAACAACTGTGCTGACTACGAAGTTGACATTTTAGAGTACAAAGTTAAATTAGAAAGCCACGATCATATTATTGCGTTAGGATCAATTAATTTTAATAGCCGAGATGAAATTGAAGAGCGTTTTGCACACTGCGTTACGTTACTACAAAAAGGCGGCAAGTTTTATTTGCGAGCCAACCCAGGACTATCACACAAGACTGGTCCGTATGTGGATATCTTTCCGTGGACGTTTGAAATTGTAAATGAATTTGCTGAAACATACAATCTTAAATTATTAGAATTTAAGAAAGAACCTACCGAGTTGGGCCGTTTGTTTTTTGTTTACGAAAAACTTTAAATTAATCCAGCTGCGGTTTGAATGGCCCGCATGGCCGGGTCGTCTTTTTCGTATATAGGTTTGGTAGGCATACCAGCCGCAATACGAACTTCATTGAGTTCTGAATCGTAACGCTTGCGATATTCTTTTGGAGTAAGTGGTACTGTTTTATCAAATGCATCACGGCTAAATGGTAAATCTTTACCTTTGTAGTGCATGGACCAGTCTTCAGCTGATTCAAATTCTGTCAGTGTATTGAGATCATTTAATAGCGTTTCAACGTGGCCACCAGCTGTACTACGGCGACGAATTTCTACATAGACCAAGTAACGTCCAGGTTTGATTTCTCCTGGACTTTTATCAGCATCCAACACAAAATCGTAGCCCTTTTCAAACCACATCATTAGGTCTTTAGCGGCGTTAGGATCACGTACAAAGAAACTGACGACAATGATGTCATCATCGTCGCCCATTTTTGAACTAAATTCGTCCACGTGAATAGTGGGTTTAAGCAAACCATCTAGGTCCTTGAAGCTAAGGCTTTCAGACAGCAGCGGGTTGTTGGAGAGTTTGTTGTGCATCTTGTGCCTGTTTGTCATTTTGGTATGATTCTTGATCTAGGTCCTGCTCATAGGCACGATCCAAATCTTCCAAATCAATTTCTTCATCTTCTAATTCAATACTGCCGGTGCGTATGTCGCTCATTAGGGCTTTGGGCATGGTAATTTCTACTAACCATACTTTCTTTTCCATAATTCTGGCTTTGTGTGTACCAGGGCGATAATCACTAGGATCTTCAATTTTCATGGGTACTTGCATGTTGGTTTTTTTGTATTTTACATCGCAATCAAATGGCAACAATCTACGTCCACCGCGTGGATCTGGCATGAGTTTTTCAGGCCACATAAAAATACAACTTACACGGTATTTGCCAATGGTAGGACCTTGAACCAACTCACCAATTTGCCAGTTACGAAATGCGTACAGATCTAGTTCATCTAAGACACGTTCAAAGTCTAATAGGGTTAACAAACTACCTTCACTAAGATAGATATCCTGAATATTCTGGGCTACTTGCCAGTAGTCAGCTCCATCTTTGAATATAGCTTGATCGATTGTTTTACTCATATAAGTATTTAGCTCATTTTTAAATGTTGATAAAACTCAAACAGTTGTTGAGCTACAACTTGATGTCCTTCTTCTAAAAAATGCCCTCTTGGTCCTTGAGGTAATCCACGTGCCCATGTTTGAAAACTGTTGCTCCAATCTAAATAATGGGTCTGATCAATTTGATCAACTAAATGATTATATTTTTGAGAAATTAAAGGATTGATAGCATTGACAAAAATGTATTGTTGTTGGTGTTGTTTAAAATAACTTTGTAACCCTAGTACCTGGGCAAGCCATGTTTCTGTTGCATGCTCTACTGTGTAGTGATCTGAATAATATGTTTTGGCCCATGGCCACACAGGATTTCCAGCAGTAGTTACACATTCCTTGCCCTGATAAATGATGTCCATTCTTTCTAAACTTGTCCATGCACATACAACAAGATCATATGTATTAGTAGAACAGGCTTGAATGGTCCGCCTAAATATTCTGCTGTTACTGCCCCCTACTAGTCCTAAATTTGTCACCGATTTCTGTAGTTTATTGCCCAATAATTGAGGCCACGCCAATAAACTAGGGTTTATCTGTTGGTTAGTATAATCGTTACCAAATATTCCTAGGTCAGACGGAATTCCTGGCAACTCGGCCCCAAAAGTAAAACTATCACCTACTGCTAGTATTGTCATTGTGTTTGTGTCTTGTTAAATCGTAGATAAATGCTGTGTCTTGTGTAACCTTCTGGAATATGATGATTCAATCCGTGTAGGATAGTTTGTGTGCGATCCATAAAATATCCAGTATTGGGCATATAAGCTAGTTCAAACATGGGCTTTGTAGGTTCAGTGTAACAACAAGTGCCAATTACTCGAAAATAATGATTTACGTCTGGTGCATATATTTGTAAAGAATATTCAAAACCAGGAGAATCGTAGTGTGGATGAATCTGGTAGCCTGGCAAATCAATCCACAAACTAACCCCGGAACAGTTAACCGAAAATCCTAAAACCTCTGTTAATTGTGCTTGCATTTCCTCTGCATTGGCTAGAGCTTGCACCTGTTGTGCTAGATCACAGGAACCGTTGTAAACTAGTCTGCCAGGTTGATGTGCGAATTCTGGAGGGCTGGGCCAGTTTTCTGGTTGGTCAGCGTAGGAATTAAATAATGCAACAGCTTCTGCATATAGTGTTTGCGGCAGTATATCTCCTAACATAAACAAACGACTCTTGTTAGGAAAAATGACAGTTGAATTTATTTTCATATTATACGTATTTAAATCTTTTGTATAAAGCTATAGAATTTTTAGCACAGTCTAATACTTATGCTGTTTTCAAATCATTTACTACCCATACTAAACTTTGATCAAATACACCGTAAATATTTAGGACAGCATGTCGTTGTCAGAAGTAATCTAACCCACTACACGGAGTATTAATGAGTAGACAAAAAGCAGTTAGTAAATCACAAAAGCGTCAGCAAATGACATATCAAGAAAACACCATAAGATTTGATCAGGTAAAACCAGTAAAGCAGAAGCCCATTGAAATCGTGCCACGTTCACGCAATCAAGAACGCTTGGTGTTGGCTTTACAAAGTGCCGATCAACACATTGTGGTCACAGCAGGGCCAGCAGGAACAGGAAAAACGTATTTGGCCATGCTGGCGGCAGTAAAGGCTTTTAGAGCCGGAGAAGTAGATCGTATTGTATTAACACGCCCAGCAGTTGGTGTGGAGGATGAGAAGCATGGTTTTTTACCCGGAGATTTAAATCAAAAGATGGATCCATGGGTCCGTCCCCTAACTGATATACTTAGAGAGTACTATCGTCAGCCTGACATACAGGCCATGATAGAGGAGCAAAAGATAGAGATTGCCCCGCTCGCTTTCATGCGAGGTCGTACTTTCAAAAGTGCGTATATTATAGCTGATGAGATGCAGAACGCAACTCCTAGTCAGTGCAAAATGCTGATGACCCGTATTGGCGAAGGCTCAAAAATTGTAATCACGGGCGACGTAGAACAAGCGGATCGCAACCGCGGCAACAACGGTCTGATGGACCTATGCCAAAGATTGCAGGAAGGGGGTGTAAAGGGAATAGCTGTGTGTCATTTAGACAATCGAGACATACAGCGGCATGCTATCATTGATAGTGTGCTTAACCTTTATGCCGACTGACCAGTTATCACCTCGTAAATGTGTTTCCAATTTTTTACGATGGTGATACCTTCATGATAGTAGTGCATGTTGTGGCCGTGTTCCACCAGCAGACATTTTAATCCTGCCTTGTAACCGGCTTCAGCATTTTCGGGCTTGTCTTCAATCCACCAAAGTCCAGTGCCTTCATATTCTTCCAAGGCTTCGTCTTTGTGGGCACCAGTATCTAAACATACAATCCGTTCAAATGCTGTTTCACCAAACAACTTGTGAATATTCATTTCACGTAGTTTGATGGCATTAGGATCTAAACTCACACTAGTAATAGCGTGGAACTTGTAGCCATGCTCTTCGTGTAAGCGTTTGATATAATACATGGCATCACGCTGTGCTGGTAAGAAACCAATTGCGGCACTTTCGTTGAACACTTTGATCAGTTTGACTACCTGGTCTCTGCTGATGCCATATCGTTTGCCCATGTCGTAGCTGAGTTTGCTTCCGGGCACTTCTTCGAAACCGTGCTCTTGCATCCAAACATTAAAGGCCCACTCCCAGTCAAGGCATACGCCATCACAGTCAGTTAGGATAATTTTTTTGTTTTTATATTTCGATTTCATAGTATTATTATACTTGAAATGGATTTATTGGTCAACCGCTTGCAGGCTCTGTAGACACGGGCTCAGTTTTGCTCATATCAACATCATGTCCGTTTTCTTTAAATAGACGTTCCATGATAGCAGGATAAAATGGGTAGTAATAACCCACAATACGATCCCAATCTTTAGGAATAGTTGTATCACGTAAACTTGCTTTGACGACTTTTAATTCTTTAAAGTCCAAAATTACGCTGGCAGTTTGTGAATCTTTAGTTCTAACTCGAGTGGCCACAGTCATGCCTTCGTCAATTTTACCATTGGCTTGGTAATAGTAAGTCAACATCAAGTATCTCATACAACATGGTCCTTTTGATATTTTTTCATAATTGATTTATATGTATCTAAATTTTTTGCTTTAGGAGCACAAAGGCCACACAAGCAACTATATTTTTTACATTGTATTACAGGCATGCTGTTTGTGTCAAGTTGTTTTTGCAAAGTAGATAAAATTTCTTTGGTATTATTTAAATTACCAATGGGGCCAACAGTACCGTCAAAGTTCATTTTGCAATCTTTGTTTACAAAAACTTCTCCGTTGACTTGTTTAACAAACAAGAAAAAATGATTTACACTACAATACCAATCTGGAAATTTGTTTTCAACATACACATGCCGCTGTTTGTAGTTTTGATTGGCACAAGTTTGACGGCCACCGCAACAGGCTCTACCAACGTTGGTCAAGTGACCAGATGATGACTCTTGTAACACAGACGACGGTTGTCCAAATGTTTTTGAATTGTAAAAGTTATCAAACCATTGTATCTGATTGTGATTGTAAATTCTATCTCCGACGACTCCGACGACTCCGACGCTTCCGTCAAGTTGTTTGGGTAACATTTTAATATTGTGTTGTGACACCCATGCAATCATGTCAGTTGCATTTTGAAAAAGAGTTGGCTCCTGATGCATCATAATAATACATTTTTGTCGACGGCCAGCTCGAGCAATAGTTAATAAATTGTCTCGAAATTGTTGTTGTTGTTTTGCTGTGCTTTCTGCGTGATAGCTTACTGTAAATTCATCAATGTAGGGTATAATCTGTTGGAGTTTTTTGTCGGATATAATAGCGTTAGTTGTTGTGGTTACAGTTAAATGCCAATGGTCAGCATATGGTTTATGTTTTTCTCTAACTTGACTCAGTATTTCTACAATATCAGGATGGTGCAAACTTTCGCCGCCGTATACATTAAGGATTACATAGCGAACACCACTGGGTTTGGTATTCATGTACAGATCCACATACGCAAACATAAAATCAAGTGCTGCCAAACATTCCAATGCAGGTGGATGTTTTGTACTATTGTCGTGGCCACCATAAATGTCCGTAGGGCAATAGCTGCAATCAAGATTACACTTCATTGTCAGCTCCCAATCCAACAAAAAACTAATTCTGTTGTTGGGGTCTATAGCCGGTTCAAGTACTTCAAAATCAGCCATTATAGATTGGTCAATTCCACTAGTGTAGCACTTAAATTAATTTCTTGATCTGCTACCATGGGTACATTAACCAAGCCTTGGCGTATGATAATGATTGCTCGATCTTGTTTTTCTGTGTCCTTGCTCCACAATTCTAAATTGTCATACAACCAACGGAATACATCTTCCATTTCTTCTGGACGTGCCTGACTACACATAAGTTTGCGAGCTTCATTGATACGGCCCTCTTTGAACAGTTCTACAGCACTGAGTTTCCAATCTCCAGTGCTACCAGCATCACCACTAGGAGCAATCAGTTGACCAGAGGAACTGTTCATTTGTAGTGTATTCAAACATTTACGCAGGTCTGGATATGCGGCTTTGACGTAAGTGTCCAAGGTATCCAGATCAAATTCAACACTTTCTTCAACCAACACAGTAGCGGCTCTAGCAGTAAACTCTGTGACATCCACACGTTCAATGTGGAATCCTTGACAACGACTATGCAGTGCCGGAATAATTTTAGTAGGATAGTTACAAGTTAAAATAAATCTAGCAGTATGAGCATAGGTTTCCATTACTCCACGCAGGGCGGCCTGTGCGTTTGGACTTAGATAGTCTGCCTCGTCCAACAACACAATTTTAAAGTCGCCAAATGGCATGGTTTCTACAAATGTTTGAATCTTAACACGAACATCGTCGACGCTGTTGGTGCGACTGGCATTGATTTCCAACACATCAAACTCATTTGTTTCAAGTTGATTGATTAGGATCTTGGCCAAGGTTGTTTTACCAATGCCAGCAGTGCCGCTGAATATTAAATGTGGGATTGCTCGATCTTTGATCCAACTTTCGATTTGTTCACGTTGTGCAGAATCTCGAAACACATATCCATCGATTGTGCTAGGACGGTACTTCTCTACCCAAAGTTCCTTCATTTATACCAATTCCTCAGCAATACCTAACAGTTCTGCAATGGCAAATAAAATTGCCGCAGTTTGAATTTCGTAGTATGCTAGAGCAAAGCAGGCACCAAGACGGAATCCACTTTTAAGAAAGCTAATAGCTTGATGTTTACGTGCATTTGGATGTTTTTCAATTTGAGTTACTGTGGGTTTAGTTAGTGCCATTTTATTTTCCTTTAAAAAAATTAATTAAGTTTGTAAATCTTGTTTTGAACTGTGAGATATCAACTTGAGCTGAGTGATGCGGGCAACGACCTTGTCGATAATCACATGCAGGTGTGTAAGTTTGACCGCAGATTTGGCAGTCTATTTTTTTAGTATCTCTAATAATCTTTCTTGTTCCCATTTTTCTTCTCCGGCAAAAGTCGGTAGTTGACTATATCTGTCTTCTAACCAACATTTTAACAGATAAAGTTCTTCTTTACAACTCATTTGGATAAAACCGTCGTTGTACGGGCTGGATATTTCAGCTAAACTATGACGAATAGCAGTATAAACCATATCCAATGCTGGTTTGTTAAATCCCATTAACTTGGAATCATGTGTGGAATGTAAGGGACGTTACGTGGCCCATAGCGTTGCTCAAGTAGTTTTTTTGCTTCTTGAGCATTTGGAGCATACACACGATCCTTTTTGGGACCTTCGGGTGTGCGAACTTCAGTTTCGTACATGGGCATGATTATTCTCTAGTTTGTTTTGCCACGTGAACTGCTGTGCTCATTGTGTCGTCTTGCGGCATTTCATCCGAATCTGAAATCAACAAAATGTCTGCTGGGTCAATACGTCTAATTGTGCATTTGCCGGATTCGTCTTCGATATCTAATCCACGAGTCCAACGACCGTGTGCCACACAGATCCATTGCCCTACCTGTACATCTTGTTGTTTAGGTCCTACTGCATACACACGACCCCAACGTGGACGAATGCCCAAGGTGGTGCCATTGTCATTCATCAAAATCAAACCGCTTTGTGTAATACGTTGATCAAAACTCATTTCACTAACTATGACATGGTCATGTAGAGCTTTGAGTTGTTGTTTAGATAGTTTGTGTGGGCTAAATGCTGGTTTCATGTGTCCTCTTAGATTTTTTTCAGTCCTGCTTCTTGTGCTCGTTGTCTAGGTGTTTTTTCAAGTTCTTGTTTGATGGCTCTGGATCTTGCAATTGCTGCTGCCAAGCCTCCTTGTGGTGTTCCGGGTTCATCAACAGTCGGCGACTCCGGCTCGGCTACTGTTTCAGTAACTGATTCGGGTTCTTGGCTAACGACCAAGTCTTCTATGAGTGGATCTGCATCGGATTCATCTGCGGGCACTTCTTGACGTGCTTGTTTTGCTGCCCGGGTACTGGTGTGAACTGTTGCATTGGCACTAGTAACTGCGACTGTTTGACGATTGTGCTGACGCTGGATCTGTCGATTTTTACGATCAATTACTTGGTTACCGCTGTCTAGTAAATCGCCGCGAGCATTGACATTCATATTGCCTACTGCTCGTACCGCTTCGTTTTGCAAAAGCAAAGAACCCAAATCAATGGCCTTTCCTTGGGCAGTTTTGTATACTTTTCGTGTCATGTTAATTCCTTTGAATATAACGTTATTTAACGCAAGAACTCGTTGATGTCTAAATTATAATACATGGAATCAATTCGATGTACGCCCAATTTATATAATACATAACTGGCCACGCTCGATCCACGTCCTACACCCCAGATTACACGATTTTGTTTCATTACATCTACTAGATATTTCAGATAGCGTAACAGGTTAAACAAATCTCGTTCTTGATATAGTAGTAATTCTTGTCCGCATCTTTGTAATTCAGCTTCGGATTCACACAAGCCCAATACGTGTACCGCTATGTCTAACGTTTTGTATTCGTCGGGCATGTGCCAAGTCATTTGTTGTGTGGCATGAAACTCTGGCACAGAAGTTTCTGCACTGTACGGAAACGACCAAGTCAGTAATGAGTCAGGATGCTCAACAAGTCTGGCCAAATGTTCAATATCCACGGTTTGATCAACCACAACATTTTTCAATGAATCAACAGTACGTCCTTGCATGAGCAAATTGCATACATCATTTTCTGAAAATACCAGTTCGCTAAATTTATTTTGTATCATCGGATTTTTTAAAGTCAGCAAATACCACAATGTTGCCAGACTCGTCACTGACAGTATCATCTGTCCAGTCTAACTCTAACTCTCGCCAAGGACTGATTTGGTGTATGGTTAGAACTTTTTCAGAATTGTCTGACACAAACTCGCTATGAGTTAAATCCGCAGTAGTCCACCACTCGGGTTGCACATATCCTACAGTGTTTTCTTCTTCACTGTGTAGATAAACCATGTATTCGCCCACAGCACTGGACAATTCGGTTTCATACACAATCATACGATTTTCCATCACAGCATTTAATTTATGGTACAGCATGATTCCAATTAATTGATCAACTGGGGCACCGGGCATGGTTGTAATATCTAGTCCTGCCTGCACATAACGATCACATTGTTCTGTTTCGGCCACGTCAACAAAAATAGTACTTTCCATGCAGGTATAGATAAAACATTTAAGTCGTTCAAATGCCGTGGATTGATCGTCAGGATCTTCGCTAACAGTGGCCATTAAAACCCTAAGGTTATAATTGTTCATGTAAAAACTGCCATGGTGATAAATGCCAGCAGTGAAGGTAAAGTCGTATTTGAGTCGCACGTTCATGAAATGTCAATGACCTCGTCAAATGCTCCGCCTGTGCCGCGAAGCTTTTCTTGATATTTGTTGTTGTAACTTTCTAGGGCCATCCTTAATTGATTGCAAAGATGCCCGTTGCCAGTGCGATAGGCAATGCCTAATTTTTTGTTTAGTTCGGTAATTTTTTCTTGTAGTTCTTCAGCAGTCAAAGAATCTAGGCTAGAAATTAACGGATGTTCCATATACCTATTGTATATGATTACAACTGTAAAGTCAACTAGTTTTGGTTAGGCAAATACTACGCCGTTACTACCAATGCAAAACCATTTGGAATTGATATACTGTAGTGTGCAACCATCGCCAATGTCATTAAATCTAATTGTGCCTGTGCCACTGGCTTTCCAGCCAGCGTTACTAACGGTAATAACCATATCTCCGCCGTCGGCTACCATCATAAAGGTTTTAATTTGTCCGTCGGCACCAGCAGCCAAAGTTGCTGTTTCTGCTGTAGCTGTTGAGAAATAACTAGCAGTTACTCCTAAACTTGCCGCGGCACTTGGGGCTAAATCTTCACTGGTATAGTTAAATGGTGTAAGAATATTGTTGACCTGTGACAGTGAAATAGTACTGCCGCCATCGCTGGTCGAAAAAACAAAAGTATAGTAACCAGTGGCCGCAAATTCCATGGTATTGGTTGAAGTGCTAAGACCTTGAACACCAGCTGTGTTGATTGAAACGGCTGTTGGGAATGTGACAGTATGGGCAACGCTAGACACATAAACTTGTACAGCAACCGTGCCCAGAGCACCAGCAACAGGCCAGCTACCACTGGTAAATGCCAAACTGATTGGACCATTGGTAGTTACAGTTTGATAACTGCCGGCAGAATAGTTGATGGTAACTGTTCCACTAAGCGTTCCTAGAGCAACTCGTGTTTCACTCATGTCTTGTAGTTGAGCATTGCTCAATACGCTACCATTCATGTCATTGTTTAAAGTTGTTCCGGTTAAGGCACCTTTAAGAATTACATTGTTTTGCAAGTCAGTAATTTCGTCGGCTGCATAAGCAAAGTTGGTTTTCGTGTTGGTAAAATTATCACGAAAACCTTGTGAATTGTTATCTTGTCCGGCTACTGGGTAAGCACCGTCGATGTTGTTTGGGTTAATTGCACTGGTCATAATATGTCCTAAGTTATCTGTAAATATTTATCAAAACTGTATTCTGCTTAAAAAATCCTAAATTTTAAGCATAGTAGCTGATGGTTATACGGCCACCGCCACCTGCGGCATTTTGGGCACCTCCATTGGTACCGGGTCCTTGTGTTCCTCCTAGCGGAACTAGACTATTGCCAAGTTCTCCAGAATAAGCACCGTTATCTCCACCAGTCAATCCTCCACCAGCACCACCATTGTAGCCACCTCCACCTCCACCACCACCACCACCATCGCCAGGGTTACTTTGTCCTCCAGCACCGGCTATAGCACCTGAACCGCCAACTCCGTTGTTGGCTATTCCGCTTGAATATTGGCCTGCTCCGCCACCGCCACCACCACCACCAGCAACTGCTTTAACAATACCGTTGACTGCTAGGGCTGTTGCACCACCACCACCGCCACCAGATCCAGAAGTACCAGATGGCCCAGAATTTCCACCACCACCGCCGTAAAAACCGCCGTAAATGACTGCACCAATTGATGCAGGGCCCCCGGTATTAACACCATACACTCTCACACTGTGATTACCAGCAGTGACATAAAATGAATTGGTATATACATTTGTATATTCACCAATTGACAAGACTTCAACACCGTCTACATAAATTGCACCGTAATTGTCACAGGATCCAGAAACACTGTAATACGCACTAGTTGGAAAATTAATAGTGACAGTTTGATCAAACGGATTAGTAGGACCCCAAATACCATACGTATTTAAAAATCCACAATAGGTAGGATAAGTTGCACGGTAATTACCAGGAGTACTTAATAAATTCAAAGTAGACCATGGTAGCTGACCCGATAAACCTCCAGCTCCACCTCCAGCACCGCTGCCATTGTAACCACCTCCACCACCTCCACCGATAGAAATAACCACACTATCTCCACCCACTGCTCCTGTTACATTTCCAGCAATTACTCGCCCAGGAGATCCTGGATATCCAGATCCAAATCGATCAGGTCCTCCACCTCCACCTCCACCTCCACCGGCCATATCAGTAACAATAATATTTCCAGTAAACGATCCAGGTAAAATAATCGATTGGCTAGTGGTATAGGTATACGTGTATAAGGTAAGTTTACGAGCACCATAAAAATTACTCAGTGATATTGGACCGGATGTGGGTACGTTAGGAGCAGCACTAGATGGAGGCACATACGCACCGCCTTTATAATATTCGCTGAGACTGATTGGATCTGTTCCTCCAAACTCTGTTTGAATTTCGGTAAGACTGATTGGCCCTGAACTAGGCAACGTCATTATAATGATCCAAATGCAGTTACATTGCCCTTGGCTGTAAAGTTACCGGCACTGTCTAAGGTAGCAATTGTAATGTTGTTATATTTGAAATACAGGATTCCACTAGCTTCGTTAATAGTAAAACTACCAGCCCTTACACTGTTGGCAATCAAAGCATTACCGCAATTACCCACAACCAAATTAGCAGCAATACCAGTTAATCCAGAGCCAGATCCACTAAATGTTCCAGCTGTGACTGTTCCGGCTGTGCTGATAATTGCAGCGGTAATATTTCCTGCAACACTCATGGCTGTGGCATTGACATTTCCAGCAGAATTGACATTGCCACCAATAACATTACCAGCGGCACTAACTGTACCGGTTGTGGTAATTTCGCCGCCGTATATGGATCCAGATGCGGCAATATTTCCTGCAAGGTAAGCGTTGGTGATGTAGGCTGAGCCCCAATAATTACTGGTCCCGCCTAGGCTCAATGTGCCATTGGCTGTGGGAGTAATTGCAATGTTGCTTTGCCAACTTGTGGTTAAATTGTTAAATTGCCACTTGGCTATGTTGCTGGATCCGACTAATAAGCCGCCGCCATTTAGGGCAGAACCAGTGCTTTGATTGTTGCCAACTGTGATGGTTAAATCATTTGTTGTGATTGTGTTTGAATTCAAAGAAGTAGTGGTACCTTGTACTATCAAATTACCAACAATCAATCCATTGCCAGCCAGATATAAATTACCACCACGAACATTTCCAGTGCCACTTAACACACCAGTACCAAAATATACATTTCCAACAAAATTATTGCCAATCACATTGCCAGTAGCACTAACATTGCCTCCACGAACGTTGCCAGAAACACTCAGTGAAGTCAATGTGCCAACGCTGGTAATATTGGCCTGTGCATTACCCAACACTGTATTGGCTGTGGCGGCACTGGCTTTGCAATTGGCAAAATTTGCGTCTAATTCACTCAGCGGTATAGGACCAACTTGGTCTGCAAAAATATATGGTACTGAAGACATTAGATGGTTGTCCTATCTGGGTTAATGTTGTATTTTGTCATAATTTACTCTAAAATATTGCGTTTGGGGAATACAAGGTATTTATCGTAGCCGGTGTAGCCGGTAGTGGTTGCGTACATGTCAACAGGTGCTATAAATTTCAAACTATCACCGTCAAATACTGTGCCCGGAGGAGTAGCTGTGGTCCAAGTAGAAACAAAGTCGGGATCTCCTTGATCATAGTTATTGTTGTACCATTGTACCGGCTGGGCAATACTGTTCACCCAGGTAGATATAACTCCTTCAGTATCAAAAGTGGTATAACTTGGGGGAGTTGGTATCCAATGTGCTTCTGAATTTACAGTTCCGCCAGACACATAAATCCCAAGTGTTTTGTTTTCAGGTATTCGTAATATTACTTGAGTAGTTGTACAAGACGCCACATAATAACTACCGTCGTATGTTATTGGGTTTGCATTGGTAATAGTTACATTTTCACCTGGAACAAACGGTTCTGTAGGTTGTTCTGCATACTCTACAGTAAATTCTCCAATACCAACTGCAACATTGATCATGTCAAGACTAAAGGTTGCAGGGTCCCAATTCTTGGTCAAAGCACGATCTACTTCATAACGATCTACTTCAAAATCTACCAAGTTCAATTTTTGTCCAAACTGTGTACGAATATAATAAGCAATTCTATCAGCTTGCCCGGGCTTGGTATAAGCTATTACCCAAGCTGGTGTGAATCCAAGTACTCGTCCGTCGACTTGTTTACTCAACATCCAAGTTGGTAGTAATTTGCTAATTTGCCCCACAGTGTCAATGACTTGGTCTCTCATGTCAACTAAACTATTGGGATAAACCACAGCAATTTCTGTAGATTCTCCAGCGTCAATTGGGTAGGCCAATGTCACTTGTTTGCCAACACTTTCACCTTCATTGTTGACCAAGTCATCAATGACTTCACTGTAGATTACTTCGTAAATTACATTGCCGCTGGCATCACGAGCCTGTGCAGTTTTGATTTCACCCAGTACTAAATTTTTCCAATAATGATTTTCGTACAGAGAAGAATAGTAATCCTCAATAGTAGAAGCAGTTAATCCATAAGCATGATTGTAAACTACATTGCGAGCAACACCAAAATTAAGATCTTGTGGACGATAAATTAACTTAGGTTGGAATATGTCGGCATCTTGTAACAAGCTGTTGATCAGATCTCTATCGTCTTGTGGTGGCATACATTGTATGTAAAGATTTTCATAGGGCTCGTTATAAACTCGGTCTACAGTAATTGAAAATACTTTATTAACTCGAACCACACCGTTGGTACTGTAGGCTGTGACTGTAAAGGTATGTTTTAAATCAAAGGTAGTTTTGGTATTTTGATTAGAAAATCCTAGATCATTCATGGTTACATCAAAGGTTGTTGCACCCATGTCCAAGGCAAAGGTATCAAAACTTACACGCCCAGCAATGTCTCCACTGGGCAAAAGTTGTAGACCTTGTGGTAAATTACTGGTACTACCGCTTAATAATTCATATTGTAATTCTAAGCCGCCGCGATTGACGGCTTTAACATACAAGGTGCTGGTACTACCATTGATAATGGTACCGAGATCACTGTCGGTTAACCAAACAATTTCACTGTCAATTGGACCTGTGACAGTTAGTGAATAATCGTAAGGATCACTGATTATGTCTAGATTATCTTTTTTGTAAACTCTAACCGAAAAATTGTAAATGTTTTCTGTAATGCCCAGATCGGGTATGTAGCCATACAACCAACCCGACTTGGGATCCAACGGTAATTCTCCACCATCAACTGCTGGAATACCAGATCCAGCAACTGGTAAGCCGTTGACGGTGTGGAATATGGTAAATTCAAATTGATCGCCGTCAAGATCCAATCCGTCAAATTGATAAGCAAAGAAGTTATCACTTCTGATACTGCCAATGGATCCTTGCGGATTTAAAATAATTGGAACACGTATGGGCGAACCGTCAGCTGTGATAAATGTGTTATCGGCGGTGATAACATCGTTGTCTGCGGTCAGTGTACTGCGACTCCAGACAAAAATACTAAATGTTCTCAGACTGGCAGCTTTACCGTCAGTGACTTCCAACACAAATTGATAGTTGTAATCAATACTTTGAGTGCTAAAATCAAAAGGATACATGTCGTAGCCTTGACCATCTCGACTAAATCCTGCAGTGGATTGTATGGTGGCATTGGGTGCAACAAATCCCGAAATCAATCCGGTAGGACTAAGTGTCAATCCGGGTGGCAGACTACCAGCAACCAGTTTGACTACAACTGTGTCGCCTGGATCAGTATCAGTGTATTCCAGTTGCAGACCAGATACTAGACTACCATCATATATTTGAGCAATTTGACCAGCTGGTGTAATCCATTCCGGAGCATCTTGTCCGGTGACTGTGAGTGTAAATGTGCGATCAGATAATCGGTTGACTGTGCCATCAGGGTTGGTTGTGTAGACTCGTGCAGCAAATTTGCTGGTAACATCTCTGCTGACTTCTAACGGAACACCTTGAACACTGACCACGGCCTTGGGCACTCCTACAATGATTCCAGTGGCGTTGCATTGTATACCTGGAGGAAGACTGCCGGCTATGACTTCGTAACGAAGAGCATCTGGATTATTGGGTTGGTCTGGATCGTAAGCCTGAATGGACAGTTGGAAAAACACACCTTCTGGTATGGTTCCCAAACTACCCGACGGAGTTACCCAAACTGGTTGTGCCATATTTAAATTATTACCGCTTCAATTACTTTTGTACCCTCGTTGGTATTTGTTTCAAGTGCTTTGGCAAATACTGCTAACGGATGCTCCTTACTACGGCCCACGCTGGTTGCGTATCCAGGATTTTGGCCGGCTGTTACCAACAAATCTCCTTTGGTAACAGGACCAATAACTTGTACAGGAACACGACCACGTAACGCCACTGGCAAGCCGTTGCTTCCAGAATTCATCAAGTATGCAGGATTGGTAGAAATTGCACCAGCGACACTGACATCAGCAAACGTGTTGGTAGTTGTAATCTCAGCTTTACCGCCAAATACAACCACTGTGCCAGGTGCATACTCGATATCACTGATATAATTTTCTGCCAAGTCAGCGTATTGTGCCGAAGTAGCTTTGGCAAATACTGTGTTGAAGTAAGTGGTTGAGCTACCAATGTTACCAACCCCGTTGGAATTTGAATTTACAATATTACCAACTGTGATTGTGCCGGTTCCGACCGATGAGTTGCCGCTAGTAATGTTACCTATAGCACTAATCAATCCACCAGTTAGAACATTGCCTCCGGTGATGTTAGCAACAGATGAAATTATACCGCCGGTTAGGATATTGCCACCAATAATGTTGGCTGTAGCAGTTACTTGACCGGCGGTAGAAATATTGCCACTAGTTACATTGCCTGTACTACTTATATTACCACTAGTGAGTACGTTACCACCTGTGATGTTGGCTGTAGCCAAAATCAATCCACCGGTTAATAAGTTACTACCTGTGACATTACCGCTTGCACTGACAACTCCAGTTACATATTCACCAGTTGAAGCAAACACGGCTACGTTGGCTGTTCCGCCCACTCCTACTGTGATGTTGCCACCAGAACTGACTACTGTAACATTACTATTTCCTGAATTAATATTGGCTACACTTGTAATAACACCAGTTAATAGTGCACCATTACCAAGGATGTAATTACCAGTGATGTTGCCTGTGGCACTGATCAACCCTGTGGTTAATACGTTGGCACTAACTAAATTTCCCAATGAACTTAAGGAACCGCCTGTGGTAATATTACCACCAGTGACGTTGCCTGTGGCCAGCACACGACCAGCTGTGTTTAAGTTGGCTGCACCAATGTTGCCTGTGGCTGTAATTAATCCAGCAGTGGTAATATTTCCACCAGTGACGTTACCAGTACCGATAACATTGCCGCCTGTGATGTTGCCTGTAACTACGGCCGCAGAAGTTATAGTAAGATTGCTACCAATTACATTACCAGCGGCTGATAAGTTTCCACTGGCATATACGGCACTGCTGGTATAAATGTTTCCTGTGGCACTAAGGTTGCCAGCATTGACATTGCCGCCGGTGACATTGCCTGTAGCACTTACTTGACCACCTGTACGAATATTTCCACCTGTAATGTTGGCAGTGGCTGTAACATATCCAGTGACATTGGCACCAGTGCTAGTAAAGGTATAAACATTAACCACACCGTTGATATTGCCTATTACATTTCCGTCGGCTACTGGAATATTAAATTGACTAGTACCGTTGGCCAATTGGCTGGCAGAGCCTACATTGCCTGCAGCAATAACGCCAGTAAGTCCAGCACCATTACCAACATAATAGTTGCCAGTGATGTTGCCAGAAACGCTTAATGAGGTTCCAGTTATTATTCCAACACTAAGATTGCCGCCGGTGATATTGCCTGTGGCACTGATCAATCCACCCGTTAAAATGTTGCCGCCGGTAATGTTGGCTGTAGCACTTACTTGACCAGCATTAACGTTGCCACCGGTGACGTTGCCAGTAGCCGATACAATACCAACAGTTTTAACATTGCCACCAGAAATATTAGCAGTTGTTGTAATATTACCTGTGCCACTGATAGTATTGCTACCTAAATTACTCAACAAGGTAATTACATTACTGTTTCCGTAAGAACTTACAACACCAGTCAATTGACTGCCGTCGCCAATAAAGAAGTTGCCTGTGATATTGCCAGTGGCACTAATAACACCGCCAGTTAAGACATTACCACCAGTGACGTTGGCAGTGGCACTAATTAGTCCTGTTGTTCTTAAATTACCACCTGTGACATTACCTGATGCTGATACATATCCGTTGACCAAGATTCCTTGGGATGTAACAGTAGACACATTAGCAGTGCCCCCAATTTGAAAAATAACGTTTGCACCAGGAGACGGGATATCTACAACTGTGGTGCCATACAATAACTGAGTAGCACTGATGTTACCGGCTTGTGTTACTTGTCCCCAAATGTTAGTGGACCCATCATAGTCAGCATAGCAGTAGTAAAAATTAGACGAATCATACGCATACATACCAGCAACGTCACCTAGCTGACCCGTTAAAGCCGCAGGTGGATCGGTTTGTGCTCGTGCATACAATTCATTGAAATTATCGTTGCATTTAATGAACGATGTGCGTATAGGGTTACCTTGCCCGTCGTTGGGTGCAGCACCTACATATATAATCTGTTGGGTCATAGATCGGAGTCCTCTGGTAGTATTTACCAGATTTTCTAGACTAGTCTATGTGGGATTTATTCTGGGCTAAAACTGCTTCCGCAACCGCAGGTGGTTACTGCTGTGGGATTTTTGATACTAAAAGTAGCACCGTATTGATCTTCTTTGTAGTCTACTTCTGCACCTTGAAGATAACCGCCGCTCATGCTATCAACCAAAACTTGAACTCCGTTGTAGTCTAAGTCCCAGTCATCTTCGTTTTTTACTTCGTCTAAGGTAAAGCCGTATTGCATACCGCTACAACCGCCACCCTGAACAAATACTCTAAGTTTAATATTAGGGTTATTTTCTTCGGCAATGATGTCTTTAATTTTTGCTACTGCGTTTTCGGTTATTGTAATCATAGTCTTTCGTTGCAAATGTCCCAGTTAATAATTTTCCACATATTATCCAGGTACTTTTCTTTGTCCCATTGATAATCTAATGCCCAAGCGTGTTCCCACCAGTCCACGAGAACACAGATATCTGTTCTAACCTGATGATTTGGGATGGTTTTAATCGTGCCCGATGTGCTAAGATATACCCAGCCCGATCCCTGGATAGCCATGGCCACTTTTTTAAATTCTGCCTTAAAGTCTTCATAGGTTTTAAAGTTGCTTTCAATTAGTTCTAGCACAGCACCTTTGGGGCGATTAGCACCCTTGGGTGGTTGCAATTGTGGAAAGAATTTGTTATGTAAAAATGATCCGGCACGGTTAAAATTGGCATTGCCTTCACCGGCATTGTAGCGTTTGGCATAGCCCTTGGCCAAGTGCTCATAGTGATATTCTATAGTCTCTTTGCTCATTACCGGATCCAAAGCCTTTTCACCATAGGGCAAAGGTGTGGTTTCCAGCTTGGCTGGTCTGGTACTGGCTTCAATTAGGTTGATTTCGTTACGCATAATATTACTTATCTACGTCGTGTAATACGCCCGCGAGTGAGATCGTATGGGCTGAACTCTAGTTCCACTATATCTCCAGCCAAGACTTTGATATTGTTCATACGCATACGTCCATTTAGATTGGCCAACACAGGCTTTTCAAAATTTTCAATTCGTACACGATAACTGGTGTTAGGCAAAACTTCTTCGATTACACCTTCCATTTTTATAACTTCTTCTTTGGCCAAAATTAGTAAATATCTCCTTTATATACTCAGTTTATTTATGTTGCCAGCAGTACAAATTACAACCTTTTTTTAGGATTAAAAGTTTGAAAATCGTAAGGCTCGCCGGCCAACAACTGGGCCTCAATGTGTTTGATCCAAGCGTCAGTTTCTGGATCAATTGTGATATCCGGAAATATTTTTTTAACCACAGCAAGATGCGTTGATGGCAACGGATGATCATCTATTCCGTTTTTTTCAGCCATCTTCTTTTCAATTCGTTTGTTTTCTAATTCAAGGTGTACTAAAAATTCATCAATTTCTTTTTGTATAAAGCTGTCAGCAATTTCATAATCTCCGGACAAGATTTCCTGCAGACTGGGCCAGCTTTCTCCAGCAAGTCGTTCATAAAGCAGTGCCTGGCGTTTTTCTAAATCATCATTATGACAAACACGATAAGGATAACGATCTCGATTTAACTTAAAATCAACTTTTTCTATTTCATCATAGGTGCTTCTGTAGAGATTGACCACTTCCGAGTCATGGTCCCACCGATTCCAACGCATGGATCTAAAATTGACGTTTTTGCTTTTGAGATACTGATGTAGAATGTAAGCGGATGCATAGGTAAAGATTTCTTGCCCAATAGGACAGTTGTAGGGCTTGTGATCAAACGTGTCCGGAAAGGCATTGTGTATGTGCGACCAGTGTCCAAATTGGTAACAGTCATAACGACTCAGTGCTGACCAAAGTATTAATACCGTATCAGTCTCGGTAAATTGATTGCGTTGATCGCATTCAATTACACTGTTAAAAATAAATTGATTGCCGGCACCTTGGGTCCCCCAATTTTCGTAGTGTTGCCACTGTTTTCCCAAAATATCTGCCCAGGTTGGGTAGTGATATTTTGTCAGACTGCAACCAAATGTAAAAAGTCTTCCCGGAATCATCTGCGCATTTTGCCAATGTCTTGGGCTTCTTCGTCTGAAAATACCGGCACAGCATTTGACTTGTGCATGGTGCCAATGCCTTTGATCTTGGTGCCAGTGTATTCTTGATCATGCACTTTTACACAAGGAACCCAACCGGTGTCACGGCTGGCAATGTAGGGTGTTTCACGTCCAGGTGGTGTCCGGGGCATAACGTCGGCCAGCGTTTTCTTGGGTGCATTGTAAGGACCTGTACTAAAGCGTGGTGTCAATCTTTCAAATTCGATCAACTTGCGATCCCATTCAGCTCGTCGTTGTTCGGCTAATTTTTTAGCTTGGGAACTGGCCCAGCGACGCGGGCCTTTCTTTTTACCTGTGGTACTGAGCCACGGCCCTTCGAGATGCATGGTCATATTAGTCCTCGATCAAATCAATGCCAAAAAAGGATTCAGGATGGCGAAGCCCATAGACGGAAAATCTAAGGGCTTCGGCAATTGTGTCAAAGTATTTTCTGTGACGTCCAGAGCCTGTACAATAATAGGAAACTCTATATTTTTTCATACTACTATTATAACAAATAACGAGTGTTTGGTCAACCTATTTGAACAAGATCATGGCCATGATAGTAGCCTGGATTATAAAGCCCAACCCAATGGTAACAATGTTTAGCATGTCTTTTAGCACTACAGCACGGGCAAACAGCAAACTCAACCCTGCCCACATGAACAGCACAATATCCAAGTTAGGAACCGTGTCGCTGAGCCCTGTAAGCAAGGCAAACAAGGTAGGTATTGTGGCTGCGTGAATGATAACGACTGCAAGCCACCCTAAGGTTTCAGCACTTACCTTGGGCAAGTGTTGTTCTAACCAGGTCCTTAACAAATTTAAAAAAGTTTCTAATTTGATTATCATATTTTGTCCGCATAAAAAATGTGTCTCCCAACTTTGGCCACTTGAGGTTTACCCCATTGTGGTTTGATATAATCTGCATGAAAATACAATGCAGTTTTCAAGCTGGGCAGTCGGAAACCTTCCAGCAAGACCTTTTTGGCCACATCCTCTGCTTCTTTCCATTGAGCAGGATAAATGGGCTTGATTCGGCTGGCACCATCACAGTTCCAGCTGAATTGACAAATTACCTTGTCGTACACCACATTCTTTTGATAAACAACTCCGCAAATGTCCGATGCAAATTTTCCAGAATTCACACGGTTAATGGTGACCTGAGCCACCGCTACTTTGCCTTCAAAAGGCTCCGTGGCACTTTCCCAGTAGATATTACGGGTCAAGCATTCTAATTGTTTGGTACGATCTGCTATGTTAGCAAATCCTTGTCGAGCCACTTCATTGGTGGCCTTGAGCGTGTCCAACTTGTTAGTGGTCACGGTGGTTACAGCAAATACTACCATTGTAAAACAAACTACTTTTACTGCTATACTACCTAAGTTGGATATTGAGATAAGTTTCAATGTCTTCTCCTTGACGTAATACTGTACGCATCAGCAGAGGTGTCCAGGATGGACGCATTGACAGGTGGTTATAGAATGGAGACAGATCAAGACCTCGGGCCTCAGTGCCATACTCTCTAAGCGGTGCTTTGTTTCTCGCACGGCTCATACCATTTGTCAATGAAGAGGATTTCCGAAGTCCTCTTTTACTACTGCCTGCTTCACGGCACAGGCCAATCCGTTGTGGAGTAGATCTAGATTGTAATCCTCCGCTGTTCGAACAAACGACAGCCTGGTTGTGTTTTCTACTCTCTAAAATACTTAGCTCGGGTGCAAAGTCCCGGGCTAATAACTCCAAATTTTGATCGGTTTTTACCATAATATACATACATTATAGCAAATAATACAATTTTAGTCAATCGCAGGCGGCGGCATGGCTTTCAAACGGTCCCATGTGGCCTGTTTATCTTTGATTTGCTGTTCAAGTTCTCTGTACTTGCGACCCAATTCGTACAGTTCTTCCCATTCCTTTTCTAGGGCAGTGTTTGGTTGCAAGATATTAAGTCTATTCTGTATTTCCTGCATGGTCTTGAGCAAGCTGATTCCGTTGACTTCGATGTCAGCATCTTCGCCATCTAGTTTGATCTTTGAGCTTGCTGTAGCACCGTACCAGGGGCTATTAACACCAGCACCGCCACTAATAGTAAATGGTCCAAGACTTCCGCTAGTGGTGTATACACTAGGGCTACTAATACTAACATTTGGATAATGGTTATAGTTTAACGAATTTAACGTAACGGTGTCAACTGATGCGTCAGGATCGTCTTCAAATGTAATATAGTCATCTAATTTTATGTTAGGTTCCATTGGATTCCTTTAGAAACAGAGTGGGCGAACCCACTCTCCTAATTACTTGGCTGTGGCCAATGCTTCTTTTTCAGCGGTAATTTCTTTGCGACGCTCTTTGATACCTTTGCTCATTTCTTGGAGAGCTTTGCGAGCACGAGCAGCTGATGCTTTAACACCTTTGGTTGTGAATTTTTCGTTCTCTGCGATGTAGTTGTTGAATGCTTCTACGATAGCGTCATGTTGTGACATTTTATTTCCTTTATTGTAAAGTGCCTAAGCACCAGTTAATTATACACTATAAAGGTGGTTTGTCAAATATTTACATGCCGTTTTGCCCAAGGATCCCAAATGACCACGTGGTCCCAACCGTGTGCCCAGGTCATTAAGAACAAGCTGAAGGTATTGTGATCGTATATGTGCATACGGTTGTCCTCTACACGGGCTTGTATGCTACGACTGGTGGCAGACCATTTGGTCAAGCGATCCCGGGCAACAGAGTCTCGATGTATAACTGTGAACAGTGGTTCAGAAGAACGATAATTTGATAATGACATTTAATGTAGAGTTTGATCAACGGGCCTAGGCTCGTTAATTTGTTCTACATATTTAACAAAATCATCGCTTAGTTCGACCAATTGATTATCGTAGACTTCGGCTTTGGTATTTGATATGCCAAGTATTCGCATGAGCCCACCAAGATGTATTTCTTTAATTCCGCAATCATACAGTACCACCATGAGATTAAGAAGTGCCAATCGAATACTTTCTTCAAGTTTAATATCGTCTAACATAAAAATACTTAGCACAGAACTTTTGGTCGTAAAAAAGCTCACCGAAGTGAGCTCTTTGTCTTGCTTCCTAATTATTAAGCTGTTACTTTTTCTGCTGATTTTGCAGAAGTCTTAACTGCCTTGACCTTTACTTCGCCTTTCTTGGCGATCTTGGTCTTTTCTGCAAGTTTGTTGGCTACTGCATACCCTGCATCACCAGTGACCCCTTGCTCTGTCAAATACTGAAGAGCTTGCAATTTTGTCATTGGGCTTGGGAGCTCAATCAAATTGATTTCGGTGCAACCTGCTTTGTTCAAAATCTTAATACGAGCCACCAAGTCGTTTGCAAAACGAGCTTTAGTAGTACCATTAGGATTTGTTGCTGTACCTGCTACTGTAAATAATTTTTCTACTGACATGATGTTGCCTTTCTAAGTTGCCTATTAAGTTGATTTAAACTACTACTCACTACAATAACAATTATACTTGAATTCGGAATAGAAGTCAATCATAATTGCTATATTTGGTTTGCCAAAACTGCCTTATTTGGCAGCTTCTTTGGACACTTCTTGGACTTTGGCTACACCATTGTCCAGGATTTTGGCGATTCCAGATAATCCAACGGTGCAGATCAAAATACCAAAAACGGTTCCTAGCACAAATGCTTTCATACTGCCTCCTCTACGAGTTTGACACGGTTGAGTTGAGTGCTACGGTCATTGTGTCGTTTGACCGTGCCACGAATAGTTACATGAGTATCTGGGCGAATCTCTTCGCGATATGCAAAATAAACCGCATAGTTATCTGTGGTAATTGCACTTACAAACCAAGTGTTGAATTTGGCACTGTAGTTGTTGCGAACAATTTCTACGGCCAACTCAATCTTGTCACCTAGCTTGCCCACTGTGCCCTGACAACGAGCTAACCTAGCATCCACACTTTCTTTCTTCAGTTGCTTGACGTAACTGTGTGGCATGGCTGTGATTACTGAAAAATCATACATGCTATCAACGGTATCTAGGTCACAGACCTTGGCAGTAATCCGTGCCCATTCACCAAGTTCGGTCCGGAGAGCTTGCATGGTCACAGAAGTGGCCATGTGTCTACGACAGTTCTGGGCCATATCACGGTCTGCATCAGTGATCAATTCTGGATTAGCTAATGCCTGACGCACAATTTCGCGGTTGGTAGGACGAATCACTTGATCACCAATGACCTCTGGAGACTTAAGGTAACCCGAGTTCAAGCGATATGCTGTGCAAGCCGCTGACCATACTAGGTCTGCGTTGACTGCATCAATTGAGTCGTGATTTTTCTTTCTCACACTGGTTCCTTTGTTTCGGCCATGAATACATTTACCGCTAGTCTTTGCTCAACTGACAAGGTCCGGTAGTTCTTAACCATCAACTCAATGCCGCCTAGGCTATCCGTACCATGGGCCACACTGTAACTAATAATTTCTGCTAGTGCTTGATCTATGTTCATTAGTCTAACCTCGATCCTGCATAAGCACGGAAACCATACTTTTCAAAAACCTTTGCGGCTGCTTCTGCACCTGCTTCAAGGGTATCAATATTTTGTACAGCAATACCAGCTGGATTCCAGATTTGATAGCTACCGGTGTAGCTCTTACGGATACCTGCGGCTTTGAAAGCCTTGCCCAACCGGGTATTGCCTTTGACACCGTAGATCTCAACCCAAGCGAAGCCACACGAGTATTGATCTTTTCCGCCCAACTTCTCTTGAAAGAATTTTTCAGCGGCTTCGCGGGCGGCCTGTTTGGCCTCGTTTACAATGGTATTAACTTGAATAATATTATTAACAGTTGTCATATTAAACTCCACAAGCGGTTAAGAAACGGTTGGTATCAAATCTTGAATTAACTCCACGAGCTACCTGGGCAAATGCCTCGGCCGCAATACGAGCCGATTTACGGTCTGTCATTTGGGCGATTTCTTTTGCCATTGCAATAAAATGTTTACGGGTCATATCTGCTCCTAATTTTTAACTATATGTAATATTATAACAAATTGGGTATTTCTGGTCAACCGTTTTTAGAAGTGTGGGTCCATGTACTCATGCACACCAGGAATCAAATAACAGTAACGGCAACGGGTCTGGGTGTAGTAAGTATCGCCATTTGGTGCTACCTTTTGAGTGTATTTCATACCACGATCAGAAAAGATAAACCGTTTGGTGATTCTAGCAATTTTACCATCGTAGTAACGATCACCACCAATTGCGTAACTGATATCGTCACCAACTTTATAATTTACTGTAGTCATCTTCTGCTCCTTTATGTTCACTATAATAATAGTATAACAAATCGGGCATTTTTGGTCAACCTTTTGGTAAACCCGTAAAAAACCCCCTTTTACGGGGGTCTAAAAGTGTTGTTTTTACGCTACAGAACAGTCTATTAGATTTTCTTCAAAAATACGCCAACATTCGGCCCAGGTCCAACATAAACTAGCATCTTCTACCGCCGCACGGTCTAGGGTCAAGCATTGTTGTACTGCTAACCGTAAATTGTCATTCAGGAACCCGGTCAAGCCAGGCTCAACAATATCCTTGGGTCCAGGCACGGGATATGCCGCTACCGGAGTGCCGCAGGCTAGTGCTTCGATATTGACCACGCCAAATGTGTCAGCACGGCTGGGAAAAACAAACACATCGGCTTGAGCATAGTAGCGAGCCAGGTCTGTGCCTTTTTTGGCACCCACAAATTCTATGTCAGGATATCTGCGTTCAAGTTCTTTGCGATATGGCCCATCACCTACTACAATTTTGGTAGCACCGGGAATGTTTAGTTTGCAAAAATCATCAAGTCCTTTTTCGACACTTACACGTCCCACTGATAATAGCACAGGATAGCCTGCTACAGTTTCTACTCGATGACTGCTGTTGAAGATGGTTCGGTCTACACCGCGAGTCCAAACACGTAGATTGGCGAATCCACGTGACACTAAGTCTTGCTTAATGCTTTCTGTAGTGACCAATACCCTGTGACTGTTCTTATGGAACCAACGCAGGTACCACCAGGTCCAAGACTCAGGCACACAATACATCCGGTTCAAGAACTTGGCAAAATCAGTATGATAACTAGTATTGTAAGGAATATGATTCCGCTCACACCACCACCTCGCAAATAAACCTACTGGCCCTTCGGTCGCAATGTGAATATACGACGGCTGTATCGCCTTAATCTTCGTACTAATCCCGTGTGGCCAGCAGATTTTAACTTCAGGATAACCAGGGCAAGCAAAATGAGGGAACTGCCTGGGATTAATATATACAATATGATGCCCGTTACTACTAGCGTGATCTTCCAGGGCTTTGAAAGTTGTGACCACGCCATTGATTTGATCTGGGACATTATCGGTTACAAC